CCTGAAAGAACTTCGCGAGCAGTTTGCAGAAGCGGCTGCCGACATCCAAGCGTTCCGCAATCGGGACGAATGGACAGCAGAAGACAAGCAGAACTTCGAGGAAGTCTGCGAACGCTACGATTCGCTTGATGAGCAAATCCAAGAGCAAGAGCGCGTAGACGCCCGCATTGCCCGTATCGCTGAAGTCGAAGAACGACACAGCCAAGAGCAATCGGAAGCACGCAGCGAAGTCGGCAAAGCACGGCAGACCCGCAGCATCGAGCGCGGCGAACGTGCCCCGACCGAGGAAATGAAGCTGCGTGCGTTCCAGAAATGGCTGCAGCGTGACTCGAAGGCTGGCTTTAGTTTGTCCGACGAAGACAAGCACACGCTCCGCGAATTGGGCTACGGCGAGAACGCTGGCGACGAAGTCATTATGCGTCGCTACAACAGCAACCGCCAAAGCGCTGGCCAGTGGGCCGATTATAACGGCATCAACTGCCAGCCACAGCAGCGTGCCAACCTGACCGTTGGAACCGCTGGCGACGGTGGCGAAACGGTGCCGGAAGGCTTCGTTCAAGAGCTGGAAACCACAATGGAGGCCTTCGGCGGCTTGCGTCGTGTCTGCCGTATCCTGTCGACTGAGTCTGGCAACGACTTGCCGTGGCCGACCATGAACGACGTTTCCAACAGCGGCGCGCTGCTGGCGGAAAACACCACGTTTGGAACGTCCGTAGAGCCGACGTTTGCACAGATTGTTTTCAACGCGTACAAGATTTCATCGACCCCGATGATTGCTTCGCGAGAACTGCTTACCGACTCGGCATTCGTATTGCCTAGCATTATTGGCGCGGCACTTGGTGAGCGTATCGGGCGTGGACTTGCTGGCTACCTGGCAACCGGAACCGGTTCCAGCCAGCCTCAGGGCATCACTGTTGGCGCATCCGCAGGCGTTACTGCTGCGTCCGCAACCGTCGTTGACGTTGACGAACTGATTGAACTGCAATCGTCGCTGGACGAAGCCTACGAAGGCGGGCCAAACGTTGGTTGGGCGATGAACAAAGCTGTTCTAACTAACATTCGTTACCTGAAGTCGGACACAGGTACCGGTTACGACCAGTATCTGTGGCAGCCTGGCTTGCAAGCTGGAACGCCCGCGCTGCTGTTGGGCCGTCCGGTTGCGGTTGTCGAAGAGATGCCAGCCCAAACGACCGGCTTGGTGCCAATCGTCTACGGCGACATGAGCAAATTTGTTTGCCGTGACGCTGGGCCAATGGCAATGTTCGTGATGTCGGAACTGTTCCGCCAAACGGACTGCACGGGCTTCGTGGCGTTCAGCCGTCACGATTCGAAGGTTATCCAGTCGGCAGCTATTAAAAAGCTGACGATGGCGTAAACCGCTTTTATCGGGTGGCCCTGCCAAACAACATGCCCCACAACGGCGGGGCCGCCCGTTTTCTTTCTTTCTAAGGTGCGCACAATGTACGTAAAATTGAAACACAGCTGGGCCGGTAATAGACCTGGCGACGAAGTCGAGGCACCCGACTATCTGGCGGAACGATGGATTGCCGAAGGCTCGGCGGTTGCAATCGACAAGCCGAAGGCTGAACCCAAACCAGAACCGGAATTCGTGGACCCTGAAAAGGAAGAAGCGAAGAAGCCCGCACGCAAGAAACGGCAGGCGCGCAATGATAAGTCTGAGTAGGGCGAGCATTCCCGACTTCCGCGATATGGGTGGCGTCCCTGAGCTTAAACGCCACCTGCGGATAATGGGTGACTACGCTGACTTGGAAGTCGGCGACATCGGAAACGAAGCCGTTGCGTTCATCGAGGAACTGGCGCGGATTACGGTATTCCAGTCGACCTATACCTACGGTATGGACTGCCTGGAAAGTTACTTCAGCTTGCCGCAGGGTCCGCTGGTTTCCGTAACGTCCATCCAGTATCAAGACACCGACGACGCACAGCAGACCTGGGCCAGCACTGAGTACGATGTAGACGCATCAGCAGGCACCGTGCGGCTCGCTTATGACAAGGTGATACCGCAGACCATTTCCCCCGCTGGCGTCGTTGTAACGTACGTAGCGGGCCACAGTGCGGACTGGGCTGGACTTCCGCCATTAGTGAAGCACGTCATCAAGCTGGTAGCGCATGAGATGTACTACCAGCGCGACGCCTCGCCCAATCACGAAAAGGTTGTCAACGCAGTAATCCAGTTGAACGCAGGCGATGAATTCGGGCAAATATAAATACCCCGCGACCGTTTATCAGCCAGCCGTGGAAAAGGTACGGACCACACGCGAACGCAAGGCGCTGTTTAACGTGTGGGTATCGATGGAACCGACGTCGGCTGGCGAGTCCACGCGGGGCGAAGGCATTGAGACCTCTAACGCGTTCACGCTTCGTTGCCCTTGGTTCCCCTGCGACTGGAATACCGCATGGTATATCGAGCTGTGGGACGGGCGCAGGCTGAGCATTGACGGCGTAATAAACAAAGACGAAACAAACCACGAATGGCAGATAACAGCCACACAAGAGGCTAGAACGTAATGGCAAAAGTTCACAATACAGTTTCACAGGCTTACACCGTCAGCAGTACGGCGGTCAGCCTACAGACAATCGGCTTCTCCGCGGCACAGGTTGCCGGCGGACTTACGTTGACGGTAACGGGTGATACAGTCATTCGGTACTTGGTCGACCAGACACCAACCGCCACATTCGGGCACATTATCCCAGCAGGCGAAACGGTGGAATTCATTCGTGGCGACTTTGCTGATATGGAATTTATCCGTGGCAGCGGCACCGACAGCGTAGCTACATTCACGCTCGAGACACGCGTAGACGTATAAGGGGCTTCGATGCGACGCAGAACGAAGAACAAGAACCGCCGCCGAGGCTCGTCTGGTGCAGGCACGCCTGCACAGCTTCTGGGCGACCAGCTACAGCTACGCGTTGAGCCTGGACGCATCAGCCCTGCCGCCCGCACCGTCTACGGCGTAGAGCGATACACGGACCCACTGCAAAGCGGCACGCCACGGCAACTGCTGCCGAAGTATGCGGTCACGCTTAACGGGACGAGCGAGTATATCAACGCTGGAAGCATCGGTGCGAACAGGAACCGCACTATAACAGCGTGGGTTAAGGTTAATTCTTTGCCGGGAACTAACGCCCGATTTTTCTCTAATACGTCTAACTCGCCTACTGCAAACAGCGGTTTAGATTGCTACGTCACGAGCACAGGCGAGGTTGGCTTATTTCTTGACGGCGTGGCAACCGTGTCATCGGCTGGCGTGATTACGGCGGGCACGTGGTATCTACTATCTGTTACCGTTGCTAGTGACGGCACGGTCAGTGCCGCCATCAACGCTAGTGAGGTTGTGGCGGGCGCCGTTGCTGACGTAACGTCCGGCAACGACCTTCTGCTTGGGCGATACGGGCTTTCATCTACAAGTTTTCTCAACGGCGCGTTTGACGATATTCGCGTATATGACGGCGTGTTGTCGCAAGCTGACTTGCTGGCGATTGCTGGATTGTCAACTGGAAGCCAATCGGGGGTAGCGGTTTCCTTAGTGCCGTCACGGCACTACAGATGCGAAGACCCGGTAACGTCCGTGACGCTTCGCAACAGTGGCAGCTTGGGCAGCGCAGCCGATGCAACGATTACGACGGCTGCAATCGCCACGGTTCGCGGCACGGCAAGTCCAGTCTATTCGTTTGCCAATTCCGTTGGCGGAACGCAGGCTTGGTGTTCGGATGGCGTGGATGACTATCTGGACACGCAGCTGACGCTCGACGGAGCGACGGCGTTTACGGTGTGGCGGCGAGCAAGGTATCTCAGTACCAACGCCTACGACCTGGACGGGTTCATCAACTCGCTTGGTTCTGCCATACAGTTTGGGCGTAACACTGGCGACAACGAAATATATTTTGCGTATACCAATGAGAGTGGGGGGCAGGTTTACCAACCCGCAGTTACCATCCCAGATGGTGAAATTCATACTCTATCGGTGAGTGCTGAGGTTGGGGGTAACTACTCTGCGTGGCTCAATGGGACTGAGTTGGTCGACACAGCGGTTGGTTCGCCTTTCACTGCGATATCAAACAGCGAGACATTCTGGATTGGCGAGAACAGCAATGCAGGCTCGCCACATAACAGTCACACCGAATACTACGAATACCTAATTGCCGACCGTGTCCTAACCGACGACGAACTAACATGGCTTGAAACAGGCGGACAGTCTGGCACCGCAATCGACTTCGAGAACGACGCCAGCATCCTGCTATACACAGATTTCAGCCAACAGACGGCAACGCAGATTGTCAACCAAGCCAACCGAAACCTGCCAATCCTGAAAGCATCTGGCAGCGCGGCGGGTGAATTGACGATGGTTCCGCGAGGCGAGAGCGATACGACGACGGACGTTGACCAAGCGGACTATAGTTATCGCACGGCGATTTATCTGCCGGGCGACACGTGGGCGCGTGCCGATATGGGTTCTGCCCTGATTCCAGCAACGGGCGACTTCGACATCTCGGTTGACTTCAACCTACACGCAACCGACTCAGCGGATACATTCCAAACGCTATTGAGCCAGTTCAAGACATCGTCTACTGACGGGCGAGTTCTGTGGAGGATAAACAAGGCGAGCCTTTATCTCGACTTTCTTATTGTTAACGCTTCCCCCGGCAACGCGCAGCTACAAAGTGGCAATAACGCAATCACGGTTGGCAAGTGGCACACCGCGAGGGTTGCACGGGTGGGGAATGTGTTCACTATGTGGCTAGACGGCGTTCAGGTGGCGACGCAGACAGTGGCGGTAACCGTTGATACCACATCCAATACCTTCATCGGTCAAGGTGAAGAACAGCTAACGACACATGACGAATTCAACGGACTCATCAGCAACATCGACTTCAACGGCACCCAATACCTAACCACGCCCAACGAAACCATCAGCGGCTCGACGCTCACCAATGCGTCATACGTCAACGTAGTTCGTGGCAAACCCGGCACGCTGCAACACACAGGCATTGCACCGCGCGACATGCCGCTGAGCAGTCCGTGCGTGACGCTGAATGGGAGCACGGAATATCTAACGCTGCCAGTGGATTTAAGCGGTGCGTCTAGCTGGAAGTTTTCAGCATGGCTAAAGACATCCGACGCCGGTAATTTTGTAATTCTCGAAGCACGCGACGCAGATAACGACGGTTATCTAATTTCGTATAGTTCGGGAACGCTTTTCGTCTCTAGTGACACTACAGACAACGGCGTTGCCATTTCTAGCCTTGTAGACGGCAGCTGGCACTTATTGGAAGTCGAGTTTACTGGTTCGTTTAGCATAGTAACGCTTGACGGAACTATCATTGATACAACAGCACTGTCTGCTGTCGCTTCCTTGGCAAGGACCGACGTAGTTGTGGGTAGGCGGGTAGATGGTGATGTGGCAACACACTTTACAGGCAATGTGGGCTTGATTGAATTTACCGTTGATGGCGTAAGCAGCAACTACCCACTAACCGAAGGCGCTGGCGACGTAGCTCACGACGTATCAGGCAACGGCAACGACGGCACCATTACCGGCACGCTTGCTAACATCTGGACTAACCAGACGAATGTGCCCGGCAGCGGAACGCTGGTCGAGGATGGCTATTCGGTGGGGACTTGGTTTGATGGGGCTAATGATTACTTCTCGCGGGCGAATCTGCTTGGCGGTTCAGCAAAACTTTGCGTATCGCTTTGGATGCGGGTCGATTCGCTTGCTGCCACTAGGGTAGTAATTGGCGAATATGTGCCAACCGGAAATCAACGCGGTTTTTTGTTAGTTGTGGAGACTGACGGAAAAGTCAGAATAACCGTTAGCGAAAACGGCACTACAGTCGCAAATGCCTCAACGGCAACATCTGTAATCACAGCTGGTCAATTGCATCACGTATCAATGACGTTTGACGCTGGTACGGTTGTGTATGAAATCGACGGTAATACTGTCGGGACAGTATGGAGCGATACAGCTAGAACATTCGTTTATGGTTCAACCGCCGACTTCGAAGTCGGTGCATACGATGGCGGTTCCTTTCCGTTCGCCGGTACGCAGTCACAACTGCTAGTCCACAAAGACCCGACCGTCGTCTGGGACGCTGCAACCAAAGCTGCCATTCGAGCAGCGGGCAAAACGTCCGATGTTGCGGCCATCGTAAGCGACTTAGGCGGCGCGGCTTGGTACTTCCCAGACGCCAAGACAGAAACGCTGCAAAATCTGCCATCCCTTACGGTCAACGGAGCGCCAGAGCAGTGGGTTGTTCCAGCTGGCACGGGCTTGCCAGCAATCAGCTACGGACCTGGCTTGCTTCCGCCCAACTGCTCGCTGGACCTGTACTGCAACGAGGACGACGCACCGTTTAGCCAAGGGCTGGCGGCACTACTGACGGACGGCGACTACGCATACGACGATGGCGGGCCGGAAGGTGACAGCCTATTCAGGAAAACAGACAACAGCAACGGCGAAGAGCTGGCGGTTATTAAGCCGGCAGCCACAGGTGCAGAACTGACCATCCTTGAGGCGTGGGACAGTGACTAAAGTAAAAGTCGAACTGGAAGGTATTAAAGAATTTGAAAAGCTAGTTGGACAGGTTGCACCCAAGGAAGCCAAAAAAGCTATAAGGAAATCACTCCGCGAGGCTGGAAAGTACGTTAAGGCTGTGGCTAAACGCAACGCTCCGGTAGATACGGGCTTGCTGCGACGCAAGATAAAGGTAAGGGCGGCAACGGCACGCAATGGCGTCAAAATGAAACGTGGCGTCGCTGGCATTATTGTCGTCAGCGGGCTTCCAGGAAAGGGTGGCAATACGGGCGACGCTTACTATGGCTATTTCCTGGAGCTGGGCACCAAGGAACGGCAAAAGGCATCCGGCCAAAAAACGGGCCGCATTAAAAAGGGCGAGCACAAATTCCTGGCTCCATCGCTTTACAGAAACAAGGCCAAAGTTCGAAAGTTCTTTATGCGTAACTTGAGAAACAGAATCCGGTCGATGGCGAAATGATACTTCTAGCGCTTTACGATTACATCACCAGCAGCCAGCGGACAAACGATGGCGTGCGTAATCGTGCGCGGCGTATAATTCGCCACTATGTCGGTGACAATATCTACCTGAGCGTTAGACCACAGGAACAGAAAGACCATCTAATTGTACTGAGCGCCGCCGGCGGCGACCCGATTTTGCGGCTGGACGACTTAGCACAGAACGCGATTGCAGAGGTTGACGTTGAGCTATACAGCACGAACAAAGACCGCTACGAAATAGCCGAAGCAATAAAGCAGCTGTTTCATCAGTACCGGGGCACGCTAAACGGCGACTACAGCACGCAAGGCATTTTTCTGCAGTCGGAACCATACGAAGACCCGATAGAGCCACTGGGTGCTGGGCAAGACTGGCTTTACCGCACAACGGTCACGCTAAGCGTCGAGCACAACCAGACGCTGCCGGCTTTTGGCCTTGCTGAGTTTATTTCTACAGTTGAGCAAGACAATCCAGGCGACCCAACAGACGATGGCATTCTGCTGGTTGATTCGCTTTCGTGGACGCCAGACGACGACGCCTTCCCGGTTAGTGACGGTGTGGCAATCAATGGCCACGCTTGGCGTGTCGGCGAGAATGACAACATCAGCGAACAGATTTTCGCCAGTGCGAAAGCTGCTGCAACAACGTACAGCATCTACGTTAGGTACAGACACACGGGCGTAAACCCTGGCGACGCAACGCTGGCTGTAGATGGCGAAGCGTTTGCGATAACGTCAAACGGCAGCAGTGATACATACGATGGCGCATCGACGGTGCGCAACACGGACGGCTGGTCGCTAGTGGGCACAAAAGCCCTGACGGCTGGCGTAAAAGAATTAATTATTGACGGGCCGACAACGTCATCTGATGCAGTAATCGTTGACCGTGTCGCCTTGGTGCCATAGGAGTACATGTAATGGCAAGTTTGGGAAATGGCTCTTATGTCCAAGTGGACGGGACCAAAATTGCACGCGTAATTAGCGTGGCCGGCATTTCACGCAGCGTCGCAGTTGTGGACGTTGAGGAACTGGAGCCACAGGCTGCAAACCCACTGAGGCGAAAGCTATTTAGTGACCGTGTAGAGCATGACGGATTCGAGGTTACGCTGCACGGCGACTTCGGCTCTGGCCCCGATGCTGCAGCGTGGATTCAAACACTGGGTGGCGCAAGTGTGGCAATCGCAGTCTACTCGCCGGACTCCAATAAATACTGGTCCTCTACAGGCGTAGTGCAGGCAAGCAATAGCGGCGACTTAAATATAGATGAAGCACATGTGCAGACGTTCACTATACACCTAGACGGGAATAACAACATTGTCACATACCAATAGTCCTGAAGTGAAAGTCGTGGACGGCAGCGCTATATTCATCGACGGCAAGTTAGTTGCCGGCGTCGGTGGCGGCTGCTTGCAGATGTTTGAGCTGCTTTCTGAAGCGACTATCGCGGAAATCCGAAAATTGGTAGAATTCGATAGTGTGAATCCACCGATTCCGATGGAGCCTAAAGTTGTTTGAACATCAATTGCGTATTCGGTCTGTTGACGTACCAGGCATTGACGAAGAATTCTACATCAAGGAAATGTCTGCACAGGCGGCTTGGTCTGTAGAATTTGAGGCGAAGAAAGGCGAACAGCCGGAGTTCGCTTTGGCCGTTATCGCCAGCCGCTGCAACGCTGACGGCCATCTAGTCTACCCGTGCCGATTCCTTGTCAATGGAATGGAGTACGACAAGGAAATTGCGGACAAAATACGGGAAATGCCGAGCGGCCCAATGGGAGTTATTACAGCGGCTATACGTGCCTTGCAGTGGCTAGAGCCAGACGCACCGAACCGCAGCGAACGCACGGAACGGGTGGCGGCAAAAAACGAATAAAGCGGGATGCCCTTTACCGGGCCGCCCGCATCGTCTGCCACCATTACCGCTGGGACTACGTCGAGTACATGGAACGCGTTAGCCCGAACCGCATATTAGAAGACATTACGTTTATGGAATGGTTCAATAATGGCGGAAAATAACGTAGTAGCGTCAATGTCTGTTTTGGTGAAAGCCGACAATAGACAATTCAAACGCAAGATGAAGGAGACGAAGTTTGAGGTTCGCTCCTTCGGTGACGTTTCTAAGGACATGCAAAGAAGCGTTGTACAGTCATTCTCGCGAATGTCTGGCGTTAGCGTGCGTTCGCTTTCCGCCATTGCGACCGGGGCTTCACTTGCCGGAGCTGCTGTGGTTGGGTTGGGCGCTGGAATGTTCACGCTTACCAATCGCATATCTACTGGCGTGGATGAACTAACGAAAACGGCTGAGTCGCTTGGTATGACGACGCAGTCATTGGAAAAGTGGCGGCTTGCCTCCGCTAAGGCTGGCGTCGAAAATAACACACTGACGGACGGCATCCGAACATTCAGGCAACGCGTCAGTGAGTTAGGGCAGGGCACGGGCGAGGCTACGCGCTATTTTCAACTGCTTGGTTTAACCTACGAGCAGCTATCAAGTATGGACCCAGGCGACGCACTGGAAGTGACAGCGAAGCGGATAGAACAGCTTGGGACCACGTATGATAAGCAGGCTTTCTTTCAAAGGCTAACCGGCGAAACGGCAGGATTTCAGTTTGGCCGGCTGCTCAAGGATAACGCGGCGGCTGTGGTGGAAGCCGAGGCTACGATTGCAAAGTCTGGCGGACCAATTACTGAAAAGCAGATTGCAAACGCAGTCAAGTTTAAGGACTCAATGTCAGACCTTGCCTTTGCCGCAAACAAGCTTGGCATTGCTTTGGTCGATGTGTTTGGTGACGATATACAAAACTCTGTCGAGCAGCTGCGCGAATTCCTGGTTGAAGGTGCCGAGTTCTTCAAGTCAGCGAATGAATCATTCGATGTAATGAGTGCATTCACTGGCGGAATATCTTCGTTAGGTAATTTCCGGCAGCACGGTTTCAGTTCGCTATTAATGCCTGGGGCACTTTCGCCCATTCCAGCACTACACGATGCCACGGTGCGTGCAAACGAGCCAACACAAATGCGGGGCAACCGCGCAACAAATGACCCAACAGCGCAAGCCGTGTATGCAACAAGGGGGCACTTTCACTAATGCCGAGACTAGCAGGAACTATACTGGCTTCAGGGCCAAACCTGAGTACGCTTTCCTTAGGCTCAACGCTTGGTCTGCTTGAGTCACCCGCAAGCGACATCAGCAGCATTACCGAAGGCCGAATCGTTCAGGTGTGGCAGCTGATACTTTCCAGCAACGCACCAGCGATTGACGGCCATACGGCTATCAACCTGGCCTGGCTTAAGGGGATGCCACAGCGAGGCACAGCGTATGTAAACAGCTACACTGGGGCAAGCAATGGCGTTAGCACGACGCTGAGCGGTGCCAGCTACCACCCTTCATTGTTTGCCTACGAATTCCGTGCCTACACGCCACGCCCGATTGACGGCAAGCGTGTATGGGAAATTGAGGTTATTTACCGCGAGCCAATTTGGGGCAACGACGAATACCCAGGCACGGCTAGGCAACCGCCAGCCCTGCGGAATTGCGAATATCGATTCGATTTCGTAGACATCCAGTTCGACGAAGCGGAAGCGTATAAAATTAGCAGCTCGGGAGCGAAGGCGTCCGACTTCAATTCCAAGCAGACCGTGACGCACACGAACGGCCAGCCTCTGGACCGCCCGCTGAAAGTCACGCGCAAGTCACCGGTGGTTGACATTTGGTTCAACACATACGACCAGACGTTATCGACTTTCATAATGCTATACTTTGACAACAAGTTAAACAGCGACGAGTTTAACCTGTTTGGCTACCCTGTGGGGAAATACGAAGCGAGAGTATTGTTGGCCGAGCAAGAGCAAGCTGGATACTATAGCGGAAGCCCTTATTATCGCGTCCATGTACAGATGATGCTGGCCCCCGACCCTAGCTATCACTGGGTGCAAGTGCCAAGCGTTGGGAATATCAACAGCCTTGGCCTGGCCATTACAAGCGAAGATGGGCACTTACGGGGGAATGCTGGCTTGCAGGAAAACGGCGAACCGGCAGACAGCAGCAACCCACCAGCCGTGCTGAAGTGGTCCACGCTGGGCACGCGTCCGTTCAATTCAATTGTGGCCGGCGAGGGGCCGCTGGCTTCTGGCTGGCTTGCAAACCTAAGAGGAAAACTAGGCTAATGGCAACGCTAAATTTCACGCACTCAAATAACTACAACGCATCTGGTGCAACCTTTAGTTACACCGAGGAAACGGGGGCCGGCACGCCGGGCGTTATCGTCGTCAGCACTGGCGTCACAACCGTTGACCTGTCGCAGTTAACAAGCCCAGAGATAGCGGTTATCACGAACCACGACGAAGCCAAGGTGGTTGTGTTCGGCGTGGAGTCTGGCGGCTCTATTGTCGAAGTCGCAACAATACCGGCTGGTGCGTCGCTTCCGCAAAAACTATCGCCAAACGCAACCTATATGCTCAAGCTGGCGGCGGGTGAAACGGGTGACGCGCGCGTATCATTCGAGGGCTTTGGCAGTGCGTAACCCAAACCGGCCCGCTATTCCAAACGCAAGGGACGCCGCCAAAATACGGCGCGTGGTCCGACCTGCGATACAGAATACGGTGCCGGAACCGCACCTTCCCATAACTTCGCCAGGGTATCTCGCTACAGCTGACGCTGACATTGTCGCCAATGGCTCTGGCCCGTTCACGGTGCAGAACGGAAACCCTAACCAAAAAGAGGGTAGCCAGCTTGGCTTGACTGCTTACACGCTTTCCGCGTTACAGCAGGGCGATACGGCGTTTCTAACTTGGGTTTCGGCTGCCGGCTCTGGCGGCGGTTATTGGCTTGCCGTTGGTGGCGAGGCATCGCTCTGCTTTTCCCCGTGTGACCTGTTTGGGTTGCTTGAGACCCTAAGTCTCAATAGCGACGCCCGCCAAATACTATCAAGGATGCAGCTAGATTGCGGATGCGCCCAGCAGGAGACTGTCAGCTGTGCGGAATGCAAAGACGGGGCAATGCCGGCGAATGTGACGGTCCTAATATCTGGCGTTGAGGTTAACCCATACGACCCAGTTGGGGTTCCCGATATCTTTGTCGACCCGGACGGGCACGCAGAGGACCTGACGCTCTACGGCCCGTCAATCAAGGAGCAATTCAACCAAGAGCATCAGCTCGAAATGCCTGGCTGTGCCAACTTTAAGACGCTAGAACTTGAGCTTGCAGATAGAAATGCCGTCGTGCAATACGTCGCCAGCCTTAGCATCAATTTTGGGGAAAATGACGCTGGCACCTTTAAAACTTGGAACGCTGTCTTGAGCCTTTCAAGGTTTTTCGGCGGGCAGGTATTCGAGTATTACTTTAGCGGGGAGGACCTAGGGGCGGACTGCTTCGGCGTCTATGCTATCGACTTCTCGCACCTGACGGCACAGTTCAACTCAGGAAGCTGGACAGATGAAGAAAATCCATATCTCGACCTGCGTAACCTACAGATAATCATCAGCCCGACAGTGCAAACGGTTGCTGCTGCTGCTGCTGTTCGCACGCCGCTGACGGGCTATCTAAACGGTACCTACTTCTACAATCCAGGCGTAGCGGTTGATAGCGTCACGTTTCCGCTGCCTGAAAGCCCCAACGATAACGACTTCGTGAAAGTTGTTTTTGGCGGTACAATAGGCTATGGCGAAACGGTGGTAAATAACCTTTCATTCAGTGGCGGGACCGTGTTTGGCGAGTTCCCGGCAGCCGTCGCATCTGGAAGCACAATAACACTCCAATACAGCGCCGACTTTAGCAGGTGGTATGTGGTATGACGTTTTGGCCCCGTTCTAACGACCCCGGAATCGAGCACGCATTGGACGTTATCTACAGCGATTACGGCGTGCGTGCGTCGGTTGTGCAGAAGTCCAAAGACCTGCTTAAGTTTGGCCGCAATCCCAGCTGCGGCACGTCCTATGAGACCGTGTGGAACCAGGGCGGAACAGAAACGCTAATCACAACAAACAGCATCGACACGTTATCTAGTTCAAACGCTGGCGACATGCAGGCTGTTGTTGTCGAGGGCCATACGCTGGCAAGTGATAACTTTACATTCGTTGTGCAATCCGCAACGCTCAATGGCCAGAATAAAGTTGTTCTTTCTACGCCACTGGCTCGAGTCACGCGCGTCTATAACAATGATTCGACGGACTTCGCTGGCGACATCTATTGCTATGAGGATGATACAATCGTTTCTGGCGTCCCGCAGACTACCGCCAAGATTCACGCCAAGGCAGTCGCCGGCGACAACTCCACGCAGAAGTGTGCAACGACCCTGTCGTATCGTGACTATGGCATTATTACCGCAATGGAGGTTGGCGTATTTGAGAAGTCATCAGCGTCAGCCGACTTCGCTTTGCAGATAAGGCGCTACGGCAAAACATTCCGCACGGCCTCGCGCGCAGCTTGCAGCAACCAATCTGGCGCTCTAGAGATTAGGTTTTATCCTTATATCATCGTGCCCGCCAACGCTGACGTGCGAATTGTGGCCGCAGCAAGCGGGGCGAATGTCGACGTTGCAGCAGAATTCCAGACGATATTGGCGATTGACACAGCACTAGCTTAAAGGGCCACGCATGGGCAATACGCTGGTAGTCGGAGACTTGCACGCACCATTCTGCAAAGGGGGCTATCTTGAGCACTGCGTTAGGGCTTGGAACGAGTACGGCTGCGATAGCGTTGTTTTCATCGGTGACGTGCTGGACAATCATTACTCAAGCTACCACGAGACAGACCCAGACGGCTATTCAGCCGGCGAAGAACTGGACCGCGCCATTGACCAGCTCGGCGACTGGGTTGCAACCTTCCCAGATGCCGTCATCACAATCGGCAACCACGACCGCATCGTCGGGCGTAAATGCTTCAGTTCGGGCGTATCGAAACGATGGGTTCGCACGTACCAGGACGTACTGGACGCGCCCGGCTGGAACTTTGTCGAGGAATACTTTGACGAATCGACGGGCGTACTGTATCAGCACGGCGAGGGCGGGACGGCTCGAACGGTTGCGGCACGCGAGCAGGTATCCACGGTTCAGGGCCACAGGCACAGCGAGGCTTACGCCTGGCACTTGGCCAACCGACGCCAGCGGCTTTGGGGCATGCAGGTCGGCTGTGGTCTGGACAGACGCAGCTACGCAGCAGCCTATGCGAGAGTCGGCCCCAAGCCGGCTATTGCGTGCGCGGTTGTCGCAGACAATGGGCGGTTACCGATAGTGTCAATGATGGAGCTTGGCAATGATTTCTGAAGCAAAGCCGCTATCGGTCGACGTGCTTGGGTTTGATATCCCAATAAAGTACGTGACGTACGCAGACCTGCAATGTTGGGGCGTGGCTGTCTATGAACCTGGCTGCGTAGAGTTACGCATAGCGTCAGAGGCCACAGGACGCCGCCTAGCGTCCACTATCTTTCACGAGCGGCTAGAACTAGCCTTAATGATTGTGGGCTTTAGCGGCGACGAGGCGGCCAAGGAACAAGTCATCTGCGTCGCTGAACTTCTGCTTTAGCTCAGTAGGCTAGAGCGCCTTGTATAAGTTCAATTCGCGTATAGCCGATACGCTTCGCCCACAGTTTGTCGCCGACCATGATTTGGCTGGCGTTGCCCCATATTTCAGTACCAACCAAGCCGCCCATGTCGCCCTCCGGCGGGTTAACAACAGTCAGCACCGATTGCCCTGCAACGGCTCCCGGCTCCCGTGCTTCAAGGTGCAATCGCAAACACTTTTTTCCAGTGGAGGTGCCGTGACAGGAAGGGCAGTCGTCCCATCCGTTGTCGTCTTTCCCTGTGTTGTCGCAAAAATCACAGTCGCCGGGAAAAATTTGCGTTACCGCCCTTATTCGTGCGTCAATACTCACTGGTTTGTCCTTAAAGGTTTTAGCTCAGTTGGCTAGAGCGTCTGCTAGTTCATCGTGCCCTATCACCGTCTCGACTGGTCGCCGGTCCCCGATTGCAGCTACCTCACGGATGATGTCGGGGCATTTTCGCCAGATGGTTTCCGCATCGGCGCCGGCATAGGCGGCATCGGCGCCGGCATAGGCGGCATAGGCGGCGGCACAGGCGGCATGGGCGGCGGCATTGGCGGCATTCCCGGCATAGGCGGCATTGGCGGCATTCCCGGCATCGGCGGCATAGGAGGCGGCATTGGCGGCATTCCCGGCATCGGCGGCAGTCGGTTGGTCTACCACTGGTTCTAGCCCTCGCAATTTCGCTGCCTGCTCATGCAGCCCTTTGGCATCGAGTGCGATTGGGGCAACCTCCCGTACCGCCCAATCGGAAAATCGATACGCTCGCTGACGTTCCACTGATGGGTCATCGGTTCGCGTGCCAAGGATTTCCCAAGCCAGCGGACCGTAGAGCTCGCCGAGAAGTGCTTCAGGCATCGCGTCGTTGGTTGTGATGATGAAGCTTCGAATCACTAGGCAGACACAACTGTTGTAGTCTCCGTCCGCACCTCTGCCGCAGAGCATGTTTGAGGCGGTCATCAAGCATGCAGTGTCGACGCCATTGCCTGCTCCGTGAGTTAGGTGGATGATTTTCCCGGTTTCTGGGTTAAACATGGTTTTCCTTTCTGTTGGTTAGTTGACTAGCTCAGTTGGCTAGGGCGTCTTGTGCGATTTTGGCGCAGTACCTATGTCCGCTTGCGTGCTCGTATTCGCAGTATTTTGACTCAGCGATTTGGCGCAAAGCGGATTCCAGCTTTTCAATGCGTTCGCGATACCGTGCGAACCCATCAATCAGTGCATACATCTCGACCATGTCAAGCGTGTATTCGTCCTGCTGGTTTTTCAACTCAAGCCGCAGGATTTCAATTACGTTTTTGTGTCGTTCTTCACTCATGGTTATCAGCTCAGTTGGCTAGAGCGTCGGGACAAGTTGATAGTTATGTTGCTAACTCTGTATCAACCTCACGAATCCCGTAGCGGCTCAATTCAACGATTCCTAAATTAGTCGATCCGTCCTTCCACCACACGTCGAAGTGGTCATGGAACGCATAGCACGTCCCTTCCTTTTCGCCGTCTGTTACAGTGAATTTACGGCACGAGGACTGTTTAAGCCTCTTTAGTGCATCGCGGAACTTGCCACCACTCGCGGAACCCTTTATCCCAACGCATTCACACGCCATCCACCAAAGGTTGGTCATTTCAACCGCTTCGCTTTCGCGGAACCTTCGCTCTTCGTCGAGCCGCTCTAATTCATCAAGGTTTCTCAGCCAACGCCAAAGCCAGTATTTATTTTCGTCGTGGTTCATGGTTTCATGGTTTCCTATTTGGTGGCTGTTTCCCGTTTGAGAAATTGTTGTGTTTCAGGCAACTAGCCCAGTTGGCTACTCGCCGATTCCCAAATCCGCTTGGCCTTCCGCGCGCTGCCGCTGTGCTTTAGTTAACCGCACGGACGTGTCATTGTATCCGATGAACTTGCCGCACAGCGAGCACGTAATGCGTTCGAAGTGCGTGCGGTAGTAGTCCTTAATTCGCGCCCGTCGCCAGTGCTGCGGGTTGTTGTGTGGCGTTGCCGGGCAAGTCATTTTGTGCGCTTCTTTGTGATTACTGCTTTAGCGGCTGCGGCTTTCATTCTCGCGGTTTTCGTGGCCCTGCTTGGCTTCAACCGCATTGCAGGGGAATCCAGTTTTATCATCCTGTTTAAACTTAAGGAAACAGAATCGTAATACAGTCCCTTGGAGTCCTTACTTTGATAACTATTGTAAGAGGGACGTATTGCACTACAGAATATTTTGTGTGCTGGCGAGCTCAATAACCATTGCAGTTCCTGGTGTGACATTTCTATAGCGCCATGAGCCTTGCCGGACACAATACTTGCTAAGTGGGAAAGCAATACCATAGCTGCGTGTTTCCCCCTGTGTTTTCCTATTTTTGCGCGCCTTAACCTACCTTTAACTAATTCAAACGTGAAATTTCCCTCTATGCCTTTAATTGGGTTATCCCTGCCGCGAAGACCGTTCCACACAAAGTGCTTAACACAAGACCCAACAGATGCGACCAGCGGGTCGACTAGCGAGCGCTGGGTTATGCCACCCAGTGAATCGCAAATAACTGCATCTGGCTGTAATTCTACTATCATTCTATGTAGCTGGTCGCAAGTCGCGACCCCACCTCGTGAACGTACGCCGTCTACGTTCCCTTGGACGCAGTCTACCCCAATCCCAATTAAACCGCGACGTTCTGCTTCTTCGTGGTCCAGCCCTGCTTCACCGGCGAGATACATTACACGCCAGCCGGGCGACGCTGCCTCGGCTATGCGGTTCCACGCCCATTTTCGCCAGTGGGCTTTTGTTGGATTGTCGTATTTCACTCTGGCCTCCTTGTATTAATGACTTCGATACCCAACAGCTTAGCATCCCGTGCCCAGTCGTCAAACCATCCCAACGGCTGACGCAACAGCCTGCCCGCCATCGCGTCACGCAACATGGCCTCGCTGTTCTCAATGTGCTTCGCCTTGGCGTCCCGCTGCCACTGGTGCATCGGCTCGCTGTACTGCGGTCGATAGTATCGCTCGATACTGCGGACCACTTGCAGCCGCTGACGCATCGGCAGCCGGGTTAAGTCTAGCCGCGATTCGTAGACGCCGATATTCGTGTGCGTAATGCGTACCGGCACAGCGTGTAGCTGTGGGCCGGTGATTAAGAGCGCGAGGACAAGCATGTGCCAGGCTCCTGTTTTGACATAAACGGAAGTTCAAACAGTGCATTGCTGGCAATCATGCAATCAATGCTTGGCGTATAGCCCCACGTGTCGTTTTTCTGAGGAGAGTTAACCCGCTTCAGCTCGCCGCCGCATTGGCAAAGTTTAAGGTGCTGCCCTATTCTTTCAAATGGCGCAACAAACATCCGAAACACTTTCTCTTCTGGGTTTATAAATAAATAGAAAAGATAGTCGCACTCAGTCAGTTTTCGAAACCAACCCTCTTCGTCCCACTTCCGGTTGCTCCATTCCTCAATAAACAGATTTCCTGTGTAGGTCTTTTCCGTCTTTACCTCGACATTAAGCCAGCCCCACGTTATGTCGCCGCGCTTCTCTTGCCCGTCCCTGCCTTCAATTGGTTCACTACCCAGCAGCGACCGCCTAACAACCCTTTCTCCAAGCTTCCCTAGCTCGCAGTTTTTTTTGTAATAGTGCATGACTTGCCCCACTCCTTAATAATCCAGTTAACGAAACGTCGCGACAGCCCTGTTCGTTCGCATATCACAATTTCGGAAACACCGCTTGCGTGTGCCTGCTTGATTAGCCGCCTGCCTTCCGCACCGTCGACAGTAAGGCAGCCAATGTGACGCACCCAGTTTGCGACCCTGCCTTTAGCTATGTCGTATCCGGCCTGATGCGTTAGCAGTGTGGCTATTGCGTCAGCCGGCAAACCGTCTTTGCGCATTGCTATTGCCCTCCTAATTAAAACCTGGTCGCTGCTGCTTATCCCCCTCATCGACTGCTCTGGGCCGTTGCCGTCTATCTTGCGGACGTAATCACCCTTGACTAGCGCCAGCCAATTGACCTCGTAGCGCGGTCGCAAGCCTTCCGGCACTGGTCGGACGCAGTCCGTTGTGTCGTTTCTTTCTCGCCGGCCTGGCCCGCTGTCTGTCCAAGTGCTTATCGTCACTCTCACATTACTGAATCCCTTGCTTGCCGTTCGCGGCACGCCACCCCAGTCGAGCAGCACAACCTGGCGGTCGATATCATACCCGCAGGCGGTCCACAGCCCCCGCTGGACGGCGTAAAGGCACGATTCGACATCGTACCGGCTTTCAGTCATCCGCCCGTCTGGCGTTATTAGTGCGTCGTCAATCATCGCCCCGCATCCTTCCAGATATCGGCTAGTGTTTGGCTGCGTTCGTATTCTTCGCGTTCGTTTTGGGCTTTCTTGGCGGCCGCCTTGGCGGCCCACTTGTCCGCGTACGTGTTGCTGTTAACGGGCCGGTTAGGTCGCTTCCGCTTATCTTCGCGCTCCCACCTGTTGACCGCCATTTTCCAGTCGGCCATTTTATTGCGTCCGACCATCCAGCCCTTGCACGCATAGAATTCGTAGAAGTCCAGCGGGTCCAGCCCGTAGCCCTTTTCCTGGCAATAGTCGCGGATTTCGGCGACCGTCGGCGGCGTAAAGCGGTCACGTTTACAGCGTAGAAATAGCGCCTTACATTTCTTCTCGGCATCTGCCCGCCCCTCTTTCGTGTCGGCAAGGTATGCCGCGCGGAATTCTTCAAAGTAATCCATGCTCAGCCCCTTATGATTCTGTAAGAACTCTTGCCGGTACTGCCAGTGTAGACCAGCGGCACTGATTCCAGCACTTTGGCGGCAATCCCGCGCTTGATACTTGCCCGCACCTGATAAATACCCCAGCCGCTGCGTTCGCTGATTTCCTCCATGAACAAGCCCGGCGCAACGCCGAATGTTACTTCCTGGCTCGCCTGTAGTTGCTCGAGTGCGATGTAAACGTCGTGGTCGCACGCTTCATCGGCTGTCATTTCTTTGTAGTACTTCATCACGCACCCCTTACTTTCTGCCATAGGCTGGCTATCAATTGCCCCCTCAGTCCTGCCGTTTTCGCCAGCTCGCACAACCGCTTGTAGCTTCGCCAGCCAGCCTTGCGGACTTCTGATGACTCGGTGTACGCATAGTGCCAATCGTGGCTGGCCGCTGCGTGTATTACCTCCTTCTCTTTCAGTTCTGCACCCCAGCACACGCCGGCTTCCGACCAATACTTCGACAGCTCAGGTTCTAGTTGCTGCCTGGTCTGGTAGCAGCGCGAGCAGGTTTCGGTGCCTTGCGTAAACGTGTGGCCGTACGCTTCGGCTGGTATGGTTGTCGTGTCATTCATAGCGTTCTAGTTTCCTTCGTAGCTGGTGAAATTCTAACCTGTACTTGTCCGATAGTTCCTTGACTTGGTCGCGGTTCAACGTCCGCCGCGTTTCCGATTGCAGCTGCTTCATCCTGTCCATTCCCAGATGGTGAAATATGAAAGTGTCAAACGCCTGCTTATTTCCGTAACCGCTTCCGCTGCTGTCCGGCATATTGCAGACCGAGCATTGCGGGTAGACGTTCTCCTCGCACAGCATCAGCCATTCCCGTCCCTTGCTTTTGGGTATCCAGTGGCCACCCTGGATAATAATGTGCTTCTTGCTTTGGTGCTTCCAGCGGCTTTTCCACGGCAGTAAACGCCCGCACGTCACGCAGCAACACATCCCCATATCCGTCTCAATGGCCTGGTAGCGTCCATCAATCATTGCCGCTTGCGTGTGGGCTACGCCAGCCCTCGCACGTACTAGTCGCTGGAGCCATCCTGCTGCTGTCTCTGGTTTCATTGTTGCACATCCTTAAAAGCCTGGCGGCGGGTGACTAGTCCAACCGCCAGACCCCCTCACCTAGCCCGCAACGAGCGGGCCACTGTTAGAGATAGGCTGCCGCGCCAGTCAAAAAAACGCGGCAGCCCCAGGGCACCACCCCTAGAACGGAATATCGTTCGACTTCAGCAACGCGTCGACCTTATCTTGCGGGTCCGATGCGGTTCTGGCTTTCGCTTCGTCCGACGCCAGAATGCGCTCCTTCAGGTGGTCCGCAAACGTGTCAAAGGTTTCTTGGTCCCAATCGCTGATGGACCACATGACCGTGCTGCTAATCTGCGGAGGGCACGTTACGCCGTCCATCAGTTTCGCAATGCTGCCAATCTGAACGCCAGACTTGCCGGTTGTCGCGTTCACCCATTCCTCTACTGTAATCTGGCACGGCTGCCCAACGACAGCCGAAACGTCAACGCCGTGTGCCAGCTCTGACGCCGTGTAGTCTTTGCCCCGCCAAGACTTGAGAATCTTTCGAAGCGTCGCACGCTCGCCAAGCGACCACGTTACCCGCTTCCACATCAACGCCGGGCCGGATTCCTCGCTGACGATGTTCGGGAACTCAAAGCCGAGCACGATTTCATTCTTGGCGTATGAATCGTCCCATCGCTTATCTTCCCACGTCCCAAGCTCAATCATCTGTACGCATCGTGCAACGTGCGTGCCCGGCTCTGGCTTAACGTATTTGCTTTCGCCTTGGCTGGCTTCCTGTTTAATTACAAACCCCATTTCATCGTCTCCAAATCGGTTCTTAAAGTCAGTAAAAATCTCAAATCTTCCAGCTGTGACAGAAAGTCTGGCCACAGCTTTTGTTGCTTCGGTCGCAGTAGTTCGACCGGCATAGTTTCCAGCGGTCCATCGTGCTGACGCATCACCGCGGCGGATAGTTTCGGGCCGTAGCCGGGCAACCCCTTAATGTTGTCGGCGCTGTCGCCAATCAAACACTGGTAATCGACCCAGCGTTCAGGGCCAAAGCCAAAGTCAGCCCGCATATCGTCCTCTGTGTACGTCTGCGGCTTACCTGTATCGCTAACACGTTTGCATATCCCCACCACCCCTTTCTGTAAGCACTGGTTAAAGTCCTTGTCAACGCTGTGTATCTGACACCGCACGCCACGTTCCGCCGCTTGCCTGGCGACGGACGCTATAACGTCGTCAGCTTCCCAGTCGCGAGGCGCGGACAATGACTCCCAACCCTCGAAGCTGCCAAAAATCTGACACGCCTTGTAAGCCCGCAGTAGTTCCTCTGGCGGCTTGTCGCGCTGAGCCTTGTAAGTTGTCACCCGTTCTTTGCGTATGTTGCCGGGCGTGTCCCAGACAAGCACAAAGCGTGCATCACACCGCAGGGCCATTGAAACCTGCCGACCGTATCGCCTTACGTTGCCAAGCCGCACGGCAAATTCGTCTATCGCTGGCTGTTCGTCGTATGGTTCGTCCCGCTTGTTTGCGCTCCAAAACGAGCGGAACACAAGCCCGGCGGCTTCGATTAGGATTACCATTCTTGTCTGTCCTGCTCGCGGTCCATTACCCACACCAGCCACTGGCAGTACGCACTGCCGGCAATCAGCGAAAGCAGAATCAGTTCTATCGCGTGGTGCTCGATTATATCAAACATCGTCAGGCTCCCTGTTTAGGTTGCTTTCCGCCTGCGCTATCTGCATTGCCCGCAGCAAGTCGCACAGCAGCGGCGGTGCTGGAAGGCCAAGCCGAAAGAATTTGTTTAGCTCCTTGCCTAACGCCTTCAAGCTGCCGTCCATGTCTGCTTGATTTCGAAAGGCAATCACGACGCGTGCCAATTCCTTATCGTCCTTGGCGTCGTCGACCATCACCCAGGTGCGTTTCTCATCCATCGTTTTTCTCCGTTCTTGCAATCCACGCCCGCACAATGCTAGCTATACGTCGCTCGTCGTCCGCAACGCCACGGTTGCAGAAGTCCAGCGACTCGCAAAAGTCCGGCTCGAAGTATCCACGGCTGTCGCCTTCGAACGAGCGGCCCTCGCGGTGTATCCGTATCAGCAGATTGTGGCCTTCGACGGCTTCGCATACTGCCCTGGCTTCTGGCTCAAAGCCGCTGTCGGTGAACACAACACGCGGCATAAACGTCTGCCGGCAGCGCTCCGCCGCCAAATACCCAAATATCATCTGGCCAAACACAGGCTTAGCCCATTGCTCGGAAAATGATATCCACACCTCGCGGGGCGTGAGTCCGCCGAATATGTCCGCCGGGTAGTCCTTGGACGCGTTCCGGTACTGTTCGATTTCCAGATGATTCAAACCAAACATACCAGCTACGCCCCCAGTTATCGGTGCTGCGAACTTGTCGCGGCGAAACGCGAGCTGCGTGTTCAATACGTCGCCTAAGTGGTCCTTGCCGCAACCTGGCGGCCCGTTCAGAAAAACTATGTGCTTTTTCATTTCGTGCCCTTTATTGTTATCCGTCACCGATGCCGTAGCCGTAGCCCCTGCCGTTGCCGTAGCCGTCGCCGTAGCCGTCGCCGTCGCCGTAGCCGTCGCCGTCGCCGTAGCCGTAGCCGTTGCCGCTGCCGTTGCCGTTTCCGTAACCGCTGCCGTAGCCGTAGCCATAACCGCAGCCGTCGCCGTAGCCGTAGCCGTAGCCGTCGTTATTCATTCTCCCACTCCCGCATTTCTTGAATCGACTTTCGTCCCGCATCCGTGCAATAAATAACCTCGCAGGCGTCCAACAAATCAATCTCTGGCACTTCGTTCGCGTATTTGCACGAACTTGCGTCTGTCGTCCCTTCCGTCGCTAATCCGCTCAGCGTCTTACCGTGCCATTTCCAAAGCCTCCGCGACCGGAGCAGCTTGACCTCGCGTCCTTCGCGATGTTTCACCCATCCAGCATGCACGCCGGCGTCTCTGCACCGAATTATTGCGTATCGCAACCCGTCGCAGTCTGTCTCGCTTAGCGACTGTACGCTATCTGCTGGGATGTACTTTACTCCGTTTACTTCGATGGTTTTTGCGTCAATTTTCATTTTTTGGTAGCTTCCGTTTTAAAAGAGTAAAAAATTAAAGGTTCTGTTTTATCAGCCGCTGCCGTTGCCGTTGCCGTAGCCGCTGCCGCTGCCGTTGCCGTAGCCGCTGCCGTTGCCGTAGCCGCTGCCGTCGCCGTAGCCGGTGCCGTCACCGATGCCGTAGCCGTAGCCCCTGCCGTTGCCGTAGCCGTCGCCGTCGCCGTAGCCGTAGCCGTTGCCGTCGCCGTCGCCGTAGCCGTAGCCGCTGCCGTCGTTATTCATTGACCCACTCCCGCATTGCCTGAATCGAAAGACGACCAGCGTCGGTGCAATAAATTACCTCGCAGGCGTCTAACAGGTCAATCTCTGGCACTTCGTTCGCGTACTTGCACGAACTTGCGTCTGTCGTGCCCTCTGTCGCCAATCCGCTCAGCGTCTTGCCGTGCCATTGCCAAAGCCTCCGCGACCCAATCAGCTTAACTTCGCGCCCTTCACGATGTTTCACCCAACCCGCATGTACGCCTGCGTCTCTGCATCGGATGATTGCATATCGCAACCCGTCGCAGTCTGCCTCGCTTAGCGACTGCACGCTGTCTGCTGGGATGTACTTTACGCCGTTAACTTCGATGGTTTTTGCGTCAATCTTCATTTTTTGTAGCTTTCGTTTAAAAAGAGTGTAAATTAAAGGTTCCATTTAGCCGTAGCCGTAGCCGTCGCCGCAGCCGTAGCCGCTGCCGTCGCCGTAGCCGGTGCCGTCACCGCTGCCGCCGCTGCTGCCGCTGCCGTAGCCGCTGCCGCTGCCTCTGCCGTAGCCTTCGCCGCAGCCGTCGCCGTAGCCGTAGCCGTCGCCGTAGCCGTAGCCGTAGCCGTAGCCGTCGCCGCTGCCGTAGCCTCTGCCGTCGTTATTCATTTTATTCTCCACGTTTCAAAGCCCCACTTCCGCCGGGCGGTTTAATCACCATTAGCCTACCCGGCGAGGGGTCCAAGGAGCCGGCACCCCTAGCATGCCGGTCTGGCACCGTCCCGCGACATGGTGACTAGTCGTTGCGGGAACGGTGGCAGTTCTTAGCGTTTTCCTTTAACCGCTTCCCGCTCGTCGCCTTCCTTCAGTCGGTAATTGTAAATTCGCAGCAGTTCATTGAGAACCAAATCGTCACGCCCGTCGCTTTGCCCGTACAAATGCTTTGCGAGTATCGGGGCTGCTGGGTGGTTTTTAAACCGACGCTTTGCGCGCTTGTGGTCCAAGTCGTTATTGTGGACCAAGCGAAACCACGCCTCCAAAAACTTGCGCTGCAGGCTCTCGCCTTCGCCGTGGAAGCATTCCGCAAGCAGTGCGATAGCTTCCCCGAATTTTTCAGCCGAGCGTGCGTGCCACTTGTAAAGAACAGCAACCGCACTGCAGGCGGTCCCGCTTTTACTGCTTGCAACGATTCGATAACCGTGCTTTGCCATCAGTGCCGAAATCTCTTCTTCTACCGGCTCACCTGCCGCAAGCCTTGCCTTGAAACGGTCAAACCTCGACTGGTTGCGCTGCTGGTTCAATTCGTCGTGCAACCTTGCCTCGTCCTGCACAGTAAGCCCCTTAAATGCCTTGCACGGAATTGTTGCAATGCCTTGCCGTTCCGCGGCATCCTTGCGGTGCTGGCCGTCAATTATCGCAATCTTGCCATCGTCCCTGACATTAACCACAACTTCACCCGCCAGCTCTTCGCGGTACTCTTTCTTCCACGGTCGCAGCTGCCTCTGGTAGGTGTGGTCTACGTAAGTCAAACCCGGCTTGAGTCGCTTTCGCGTGAACTTAAATTTTTCGTCCGCGTTTTTAGTCTCAATTGTACACATAATTACTTATCCTTAGTTGCTGGTTTTGGATAAGGCAGGACCGGTAGCAACAAACGCCGGCTTGCCCATTTCTTAAGAATCTTAACGTAACGAAACTGCCTAAACTTGTGTTCTTTGCAGTCCTGCTTTCTGGACTGTATGTACGCTGCCGCACTGCTTAGCTCTGGCCTGCGTGACATTAAGCTGCGATGATAAAAGACACCGTCTAATTCGTAAAACCTTGCCACATGCTCGCCGCAATACAGGAAGCTGCACGCCTGGTAAACTACACCTAACCGACCGCACCGCTCATCTGCGAATGACTGTATCCAAGCAACGTCCGGCAGCTTGCGGCGTATGTATTTCACCGAATAGCTGATTGCCTTGCTTTCGCTGTTGCGGGGCATTTCGTCCGAGACCCACATGCGATTCAGCTCCAAGTATTGGTTCAGCTTGGTGCCTTCAACCACTGAAGCCATTGACGCCGGATTCATTGCGTACCCGTACTGCAAAACGCCTTGCAGCTTCCGGCCCGCAAACAACCCAAGATGCACGTACGACGCAGCGTAGAATTTCTTGCTGTAATGGTTCGTCATAATCACGTCGTTCGCCTCCTTCCTTGGTATTTCTTCCACCCGAAACGCGTCAGCCCCGAAACCGACAAGCGTTTGCTCGCCAAACAGCACTCCCTGATTGCTGTAAACGTAGCCAATCATTCAAACAAATCCCGAATTCCACATCCAAGCCCCGACAGAATCGCCAGTAGCGTTGGTATCTTTGGCCAGCGCTTGCCCAGCTCGACCCGGCACAGGCTCTCAGGCGGCAGCTGTGCCGCTTCAGCAGCGCGGGTGACTGTCCAGCCCTTTGCCTGCCGCAATGCCCTTAGACGGCGGCCCAAGGCCTCACGTCGCATCCTGTCGATTAGTGCCTTATCGTTCATCTTTATCTCCCTTCCAGAAAAGCCAGCGACAGCCTCCCTGCCTGTATCCTTTGTCGTTTACAAGCCAGACGCCGCGTGCGTCCATTACATATCGGTTGAAGTCATGGTCTGACGCTTCGTTTGCGAGGTGGCCGGCACACCATTTTTCGCCGTTCTTATTCACTATGACCGTGTCCCAATCCAGCTCGTCCATCGCTTCCGCAAGGCCGTTGTATATTTTTTCGTTGTTCATCTGCCACGCATCCCTTTAAACCCACCATATGCCGCCCGTGGCCTCGACGTAGATACTGTCCACAAAAGGATAGGACAGAATTTCCATCCCCTCGGCAGCTTCTGCTGCCAGCTGCAGATTATTTTTTTCTTCTTTTTCATCGTTTCGTGTCCTTGGTTAGTTGCGTCAGCCACTCTCAGCACATGTAATATCGTCTAACCAGACGCCCGCGTCAATAGAATCGTGGCGGATTCTGGAAAATTTTCCAAGGTATTTTCCGCCATCGTCGTAAGTCGTTACGCCACAACGAATTAAAATTTTTTTCGGAAGCCCGCAAATCGTATGCTATACTTTTCGCTGTCGTGGGGCGTACCCGGATGCGACGTTAAACAAAGTGAAGGGGTAGGCAGCCGCGCCGGACACCGGACACCCACTAGAGCGAAGCAAACGCTTTGGGCAATGGAAACGGCGGTCGCCTACAGCATCTCCTACCAGCTGCCATCTCTTTTAAAGGATGGGGGGTAAGGGGGGCTGTAGACGCACCGCAACCGTTTTCCGTTTGCCTTAAAGCAAAGCAAACAGCTCTTTTAAGCTCTTTAATAGCGCTTAAATACAAGAGAACTAAAAGACCCAAATTGACCGCCGGACGCGGTCCAGCCCCATAGACACAGGTAACTAAATGACCGCTAAAGGCATCAGTATCGAAATGCCAATCGGGGCTGACGCACCGACTTTGGCTGACGGCGTAACGCCTAACCCGTTTTTTGCGTACATCAGCCAAGCCGCAAATCGTGCTGGCTATCGCGGAGTTGAAGTCATCGACGGTAAGTTGTGGCTCCGCAAAATCACCGACCTGGACCAGACCAGCGGCTTTCGGCTTAGCTTGCTGGCTCAAATCATCACGCAGGCGGAAGCGCTGTTTGGCGGCCCGATTGAAATCCACAACTACCCAACAGCCTTAAAGGTTGCCAAGGCGAACGCTGACGGCGAGCTGCCGGAATACGTCACAGACTTTGCTGACGTTGTTGTGACGCCAGCCGTGCCGGAAGAACTGGACCCGGAAACGGGCGAGGTTGTGACGCCAGCCGTGGAAGCCGTCACGCGACGCGTTCGCTACAGCGACCTGACGTTGGCCGGCGAAAGCGAAACGCACTATTTCTACATCGCGGCGAATGGCCGCCGTTACGTGCCCGGCACCGAGGCTGTGCAGCTTCAGGGCGAAACGGGCGTTTCTGTTGTGCCGTTGTCGGCAATCCCAGTATCAGAACCATCAGAATAGGTTGGTCCCTTGAAGAAATTCTTCTTTTCTCTGGCTGTTTTTGCGTGCATTAGCGCGGCTGCAATGGGGCAAAGTGCTGCCCGCCGCGGCGTCGACCCCGACGTGCAGGTTATTAAAGCGAATGTCGCGCAGCTGTTGCTCGACATTGCGGACATTGAAGCGAAGGTAGACGTGCTGAAAGCGGACGGCGACGCCCGCGACATCGCAATCGCAGCGCTGACCAGCCCGAACGTGCCTACGATTGACTTTGACGAAACGTCCTACGCTGTGGCTGAGCTGATATCTGAAGCGTTTACGGGCACGTGGACAGACCCCAACGCCAGCGAAGCTGAACGGGTTTCCGAAATTTACTTTTCGCTGAATGGAC